TTCATCGTCCGCCATGCGGCGACATGCGCGCACATGACAGGCTCATGAACACATATGACAGCGCAGGTTCATGGGGAATGAGCCTGACCAGCGGGGAACAACTCTGTGGCCGGCGACGGGAAGCCGGACCAGGAGAGGAGCCCCATGATCGCCACCGCCCAACCCGACGACTTTCTGCTGAGCGAGCCGGATCCGGTCTACCGCCAGAAAGCAGCACATAATCTCAGCAGCCATGCGCTGGCTGAATTTCGCAAGTGCCCGCAACTCTATCGCAAACGCCAACTCGGACTGGTGCGCGAATCGGAATCGAGTGCCTTCCTGCTCGGCCGCGCGGCTCACTGCCTGATCCTTGAGGGTCGCGACACCTATGATGCTGGCTTCGCTGTTGGTGGCCCCATCAACGAACGCACCGGCAAGCCCTATGGCCGCGATACCAAAGCCTTCAACCAGTGGGCTGCCGAGTTGGGCAAGCCGGTCCTCAGTTTCGATCAGGCTGCGCTTATCGATGCCATGGCTGGCGGGGTCGCTGACCATCCCTTGGCCAAATCGCTGCTGACCGATGGACAGGCTGAAGGCGTGGTTCGCCTGCCCTACGGTGGCCATGACTGCCAGGGCCGCTTCGACTGGTTCTCACATCAGGCCGGCCTGGTCGACCTGAAGACCTGCGATGATCTCACCTGGTTCGAGAGCGACGCGCGCCGTTTCGGATACGCCTACCAGTTGGCCTTCTACCGGGCCCTGATCCGTGAGGCCTGCGGCGAGACCCCGCCGGTGCACATCATCGCCGTCGAAAAACGCGAGCCCTACCGCTGCGGCGTCTGGCGCATCGCCGATGAGATTCTCGATCAGGCCGAGCGCGAAAACCTCGCCGCCATGCGACGCCTCGAGCAGTGCCAGAAGACCGACACCTGGCCGACCGACTACGAGGACCTCCGGACCTTCGACTACCTCTAACTCACAACTTCTTTCAAGGACATCCCATGCTCGACACCCTCATCAACGGTCCGCGTCCGGGCCCGCGCCGCCTCATGTGCTACGGTACACCCGGCATCGGCAAGAGTACCTTCGCTGCTCAGGCCGCCCGCCCCGTCTTCATTCCCACCGAGGACGGCCTCAACGAAATCGACTGCCATCGCTTTCCCATGGCGACCACCTTGGCGCAGGTCCTCGATGCCATTACCGCACTCTACCAGGAGGACCATGGCTTCCGCACCGTGGTCATCGATTCCCTCGATTGGTTGGAGCGCCTCATCTGGGCCGAAGTCTGCACTCGCCGCGTCGTTCCCAACATCGAGGACATTCCCTACGGCAAGGGCTACGCCTTCGCGCTGTCGCATTGGCGCGATGTCCTGGATGGCTTGACCGCGCTGCGCGATGAACGCGGCATGGCCATCGTGCTTCTGGCCCATGCCAAGGTCGAACGCTTCGAGAATCCGGAAACCGAGAGCTTCGATCGCTATGCCCCGCGGCTGCACAAGACCGCTCGCGACATGGTTATCGAGTGGTGCGACGAAGTCCTCTTCGCCAACTACAAGGTCTTCACCAAGGCGACCGATGAAGGCTTTAACCGCACCCGCGTACAGGGCGTCGGTTCGGGCGAACGCATCCTTCGCACCTCCGAGCGGCCGTCGCATCTGGCCAAGAATCGCCTCGGCCTGCCCGACGAGCTGCCCCTGAGCTGGGATGCCCTCGCCGAGCATCTGCCGACCACCGAAACCATCAGCAACTGACAAGGAGACCATCCATGGTCCAACTCAACTTTGACGCCAACGCCGTCGAACCGAGCACCGGCTTCGACCCCATCCCCGCCGGCAAGTACCTGGCGATCATCGCCGCCTCGGAATTCAAGCCGACCAAAAGCGGCAACGGCCGCTTCCTGCAGGTCGAGTACCAGGTCATCGACGGTGACCACAAGGGCCGCAAGCTGTGGAGCCGGCACAACCTGGAGCACCCCAATGCCCAGACCGTGCAGATCGCCCAGGGTGAGCTGTCGGCCATCTGTCGCGCGGTCGGTGTGTTGACGCCGCAGGATTCGGCCGAGCTGCACAACCTGCCGCTGACCATCACGGTCAAGGTCACCGCGCGCAGTGATACCGGCGAGCCCACCAACGAGATCTCGGCCTGGGCCAAGAAGGAAGCTGGTGAGGGTAAGCCTGTGCAGGCCACCGGTAGCACTCCGCCTTGGGCGCGACGCTGATGCGAGCCTCCGCACCAGCTGAGCCGCTCGTCTTCGATCGCCACATGGTCACCACCGAAGGCGAGCGGCATCACCGCTACGAGGTCGAATTCCACCGTGGCGGTGTCATCGAATGCCGCAGTGAGCAGGAAGCGCGCGACATGGTCGATGCGCACTTGGCCCGGGCTCGCAAGAACCGCGTCGAGGACCATGTGGTCTCGGCCATCTGGCACTGCCCGGTTTCCCGCAAGCGTCGGAAGCAGCAATGATCCAGCTGCACCTGCCCTGGCCACCATCGCTGAACCATTACTACCGGCGGGTCGGCAATCGCACGCTGATCAGCAAACCCGGACGGCAATATCGGCGTGTAGTGGTCGGGCAGCTGCGGCCCCATTTCGCTGAGCCGATGCGGGGCCGACTGCAGGTGACCATGTACGCCCACCCGCCGGATCGCCGCCGGCGCGATTTGGACAACGTGCAAAAGGCGTTGCTCGACGCGCTGCAACACGCCAGCGTCTACGCCGACGACAGCCAGATCGATTCCCTGACCATCACCCGCTGCAACCCCGTGCCCGGCGGCCGCATGCGGGTCACCATCCAGGAGGCTCTTTCCCTCGGAAGGGGCTCACGCCTCCGGTCCGATCTCGCTCCGCTCGATTCTATCGAACCTGCGGCTGCGCCCCTTCCGGCCCATCCCCGAGAGGACAAACCGTGCAGTTGAGGCCCTATCAGCAAGCCGCAATCGATGCCGTCTACACTCATCTGGCGGAGCGCGACGATAACCCCTGTGTCGTCATCCCGACCGGTGGCGGCAAGACCCCTGTGATTGCAACCATCTGCCGCGATGCCGTCGCGCAGTGGGATGGCCGCGTGTTAATCCTGGCCCACGTCAAAGAATTGCTGGAACAATCCGCTGAGAAATTGCAGCTCATCTGCCCGGATGTACCCGTCGGCGTTTACTCAGCCGGCCTCAAGCGCCGCGACACCGATGAGCCCATCCTGGTGGCGGGCATCCAATCCGTGTACCGTCGGTCCTACGAACTCGGCCGCTTCGATCTGATCATGGTCGACGAGGCTCACCTGATTCCGCCTGATGGTGAAGGCATGTACCTCACCTTCCTCAAGGCGATGAAGGTGGTGAATCCAGCGGTGCGGGTCATCGGTCTGACAGCGACGCCATTCCGTTTGAAGGATGGTGCGATCTGCGCGCCCGAAAACATGCTCAACCACGTCTGCTTCGATGTCGGCGTGAAAGAACTGATCCGCGACGGCTACCTGTCGCCGCTCATCAGCAAGGCAGGCACGGCGAAGGCTGATACCTCCGCCCTGCATGTGCGCGGTGGCGAGTTCGTCGCTGATGAAGTCGAAGCCTTGATGGATGGCGAGGAACTGGTCCAAGCAGCTACCGAGGAGATCTTTGAACGGACCAAATCGCGTGCCGCCACCCTGATCTTCTGCGCTGGTGTTCAGCACGCTCACCATGTGGCCTCGGTCCTTCGCAATCGCCACGATATCGATTGCGCCGTGGTGACTGGCGATACCCCGACCGCCGAGCGGGATGCCATCATCGCATCCTTCAAAGCCGGCGACCTGCGCTACCTGGTCAACGTCAATGTGCTCACCACCGGCTTCGATGCGCCGCATGTGGATTGCGTGGTTCTGCTGCGGCCGACACTCTCGGCAGGGCTGTACTACCAGATGGTGGGTCGCGGCTTCCGCCTGGCCGCCGGCAAGGACGACTGCCTGGTATTGGATTATGGCGGTAACGTCCTGCGCCACGGGCCGGTCGATCAATTGACCATCAGCACCGAAGACCGCGGCAAAGGCGACGGCGAAGCTCCAGCCAAGGAATGCCCGGAATGCCAGGCGGTCATTGGCGCGGCGTTTCAATGTTGCCCGCAATGCGGCTATGAATTCCCGCCACCGGAAAAGCAACAGCACGAGGCCAAGGCCACCACTGCCGGCGTGCTCTCCGGTCAATTCACCGATACCGAATATGAAGTCCGTTCGGTCTATTATGCCGAGCACACCAAACGCGGGGCCGATGACACGACGCCCAAAACCCTACGAGTCGAGTACGAAATCGGCTGGAACCAGTGGCAGAAAGAATGGGTCTGCGTCGAACACCAGGGCTTCGCGCGACGCAAGGCCGAGGCCTGGTGGAGCGAACGGAGCCAGGAGCCTTGCCCGACCTCCGCAGCCGATGCCGTCGATCTCGCTACCCATGGCCAATTGGCAGAACCAACCCACATCACGGTTCGCGAAACCGCCGGTGAAGAATTTCCACGCATCGTGGCCTGCCGTCTCGGAGCCATTCCTGCACCGCGGGAACCTGGCGCCGACGAAGAAGAACCGGTCCCCGTGTCGGCTTGGTCCGATCTCGACGACGAGCCCCCATTTTGAGGAACGATGATGCAAGCGACCCTGACCTTCGACCTGCCAGACGAACGCACCGAGCATTGCTGCGCGGTGCACAGCCTGGCCATGTACTCAACGCTGACCGAGATCGACCAACGCCTGCGCTCCCTGCTCAAGCATGGCGGTATCGCTGATATCACGGCGGAATCCCTGGCGGAAGAACTCCGCGCCACCTTGGCCGACGCCCTGTATCGGGTCGAGGAGTAGCGTGAAAGAAACCGCCGAGGCCTATCTGCGCAGCGGTCTTTCCGTCCTCCCTGCACGCCTCCCCGACAAACGGCCGGCGATCAGCTCCTGGAAAACCTACCAGTCACGCCTGCCGAATCCGGCCGAGGTGCAGGCCTGGTTTGCCAAGGGCGCCGATGCCTGCTGCCTCGTCTGTGGTGCCGTTTCCGGGAACCTTGAGGTGCTGGACTTCGACTGTGCCGGCGAGGCCTTCGCGGCGTGGTCGGAATTGGTGGCCGACATCGCTCCAGGCCTGCTCGACCGATTGGTGGTGGAAAGCAGCCCGTCCGGTGGCTGGCATGTCATCTACCGCTGTAGCGATCCGGTCTGCGGCAACATCAAGCTGGCCAGCCGGCGCGAGGATCTCCCAAGCCCCGACCCCGTGGAGCGCTTCGGCAAGACCTATACCCCGCGGAAAGATGCCGACGGGCAGTGGCATATCGTTCTGACCTTGATCGAAACCCGTGGCGAAGGCGGGCTGTTTCTTTGCGCGCCATCACCAGGGTATGAATTGGCCCAAGGTGACCTGCAAGATGTTCCCACCCTCGACGCTGAGGAACGCGAAGCCCTGCTGCGTGCGGCTTGGTCTCTCGACCAGATGCCTACGGATCCGATCGATCGACAGCCGTCGGCACCGTCACATGGCGTCAGACCTGGCGATGCATTCAACCAGCAGGCTGAGGTCGCGCCTATTCTTGAACGCCATGGCTGGTCGCTGTGCCGCGATGGCGAGAACCAATACTGGCGCCGTCCCGGCAAGGACGATGGCTGGTCAGCAACGCTCAAGGGTGGCGTGTTCTATTGCTTCACCTCCAGCACGCCGCCCTTCGAACCAAACCAGGCCTACAGCCCCTTTGCGGTCTATGCCCTGCTCGAACACCAGGGCGACTTCACAGCCGCGGCCAATGCCCTACGGGTCGAAGGCTACGGCACACCTTTGCCCCAGGTCGCCATCAACGAACCCGAAGAACCACCGGAACCGGAGACGCCCGACCCTGGCCCCGTGCCAGTCGATCTGCTGCGGTGTCCGGGATTCATCGATCAGGTAATCGACTTCACCCTGGACACGGCGCCCTACCCCGAACCGACCCTCGCCTTCTGCGGTGCCCTCGCCCTGCAGGCCCTACTCGCCAGCCGCAAGGTCCGCGACAGCGCCGACAACCGCAGCACGCTCTACCTGCTCGGCCTGACCAACTCGGGATCGGGCAAGGATCACCCACGCAAAGTGAACCAGCGCATCCTGCACGCCGTCGGCCTGTCGGGCCAGATCGGGGACAGCTTCGCCTCGGCCGAAGGCATCGAGGACCGGATGCTGGTGTCGCCATCAATGTTGTTTCAGACCGACGAGATGGATGCCCTGTTGGTGTCGATCAAAGAAGGCAAGGACGGTCGTGCCGAACGCATGATGCAGACGCTGCTGAAGTTCTACTCGGCCGCCAACGCCCTCTATCACATGCGGGTCAAGGCCGGCAAGGAACCGGAGACCATCGACCGACCGGCGCTCTCGATCTTCGGCACCGCGATCCCGCAGCACTTCTACGAATCGCTCTCGGCCAAGATGCTCTCCAACGGCTTCTTCGCCCGCATGCTGGTGCTTGAGGCCGGTCGCCGTGGCCATGGGCAGGAGGCAACCTGTCCGGAGCTGCCACCCGATCTGGTTGCCGTCGCCCAATGGTGGGCCGACTCCGATACTCGGTCCGGCAACCTGCAAGGTCTGCATCCCCAGCCCCTGATCGTCCCCGCCACCGCTGGAGCCCAAGCCTGCCAGCGAGAGATCCGTGAACTCGCCGATCAGCAGTACGCCGAGCACGAAGGCCGTGGCGATCAGATGGGTATGGCCCTCTGGGCCCGAGCCGCGGAGAAGGTCCGTCGCCTAGCCCTGATCCATGCCTGCTCCGCCAATCACCAGGACCCGATGATCACCGAGGCCGGGGTCACCTGGGCCTGGCAGCTCGTCGAGCACCAGACCCGACGCATGGTCGCCATGGCCAAGCTGCACGTCTACGAGGGCGAGTTCGACCAGAAGCAGAAGAAGGCAGTCCAGGCCATCCGTTCACGCGGTGGCGCGATAAGCCAGGAGCAGATGACCCGCGCCCTGCGCAGTCTGCCTGCCCGCGAGCGTGACGAGGTGCTCGCCAACCTGATCGCCACCCGCCAGATCGAGATCGCCAGCGAGCAGACCGGTGGTCGGCCCCGCACCTTGTACCGGATACCGGCCTGTACGGTAAGTCCCCGGGTGGACGGGAGGTCCCATGCGTAAGTCCTGTTCTGACAAAGCCCTAACCTCTTACCGGACTTACCGATCTTACCGTACATACCGCGTTTGCGCCCTCACGCGTGCGTGCACATCGCTCGCGCGGGGGTGTGTACGGAAAGGTCGGAAAGTACGGGAAGTATATATAATATTTAT